TTATACTGTGATCACCCCCAATGACATTGTAATTCCACCTGACGAAGAATATGATAACCTTTAAGAAAATTTCCTGGGCCAATTTTTTGAGCACTGGTAATCAACCAACCGAAGTTATTCTTGACGGGACTGCAACTACCCTAATCATTGGTGCCAATGGTGCGGGTAAGTCAACTATTCTTGATGCATTGACATTCGTCTTGTATGGAAAGTCATTCCGTAAGATCAACAAGGCACAACTTATTAACTCTACAAATGAGAAGAGTTGTTTGGTTGATATTGAGTTTGATGTCAACAGTGTGGAGTGGAAGATTCAACGTGGTATCAAACCAAACATCTTTAAGATTACTCGTAACGGTGAAGAGTTAGACCAATCACATTCTGCAATTGATCAACAGAAGTGGTTGGAACAAAATGTTCTCAAGATGAACTACAAGAGTTTCACACAGATTGTGATTCTGGGTTCTTCTACCTTTGTTCCCTTTATGCAACTACCAGCATCTAGTCGTAGAGAAGTTGTAGAAGATCTTTTGGACATTAAAATCTTCTCGTCAATGAATGATCTAATCAAATCTAAGATTCGTATTATTCGTGAAGAGACAAAGACTCTGCAGTTGAAGAAAGAATCTATTCAAGATAAAGTTGACATGCAAAAAGACTTTATCGAGAAACTTGAGAGTCAAAGTAAGGAAGACATTACTGCCAAGACTAATAGTATTGACTCTATCAATACTGAAATTGAAACTCTATTCCAAAAAAGTCTAGTCGAAGAAGATAAACTTACCGAACTTAATAAATCCTTAGAAAAATTTGAAGGAGTTCAACAAAGACTTCGTGAGTTTGGTAGTGTAAAAGGTAAACTGTCACAACGTATACAAACTATTGTTAAAGAACATAAATTTTTTACCGAGAATACGGTTTGTCCTACCTGTGACCAAGACATTGAGGAGTCTTTTCGTGTAAATAGAATTAGTGATTCCCAAAGTAAAGCAGAAGAGTTGCGTGAGGGGTATGAAAAACTCCAAGAGGCAATTAAAGACGAAGAGTTGAGGGAATCACAATTCAATCAACTTACCAAGGAAACAACAAAAGTACTTAATGGCATTTCTTCTTTCAATGTACAGATCTCTAGCTTACAGAAACAGGTTAGGGGACTGGAATCGGAAATTCAAACTGTTACCAGTCAGATCCAGAACAGAAATATTGAACATGAGAAGTTAGAAACCCTAAGAAGTACCCTTGATCAAACATATGATGAACTTACCAAAAGGAAAGAAAATATTTCCTACCATGATTTCGTATACAGTCTTCTTAAAGATGGTGGAGTCAAGGCAAAAATTATTAAAAAGTATCTTCCACTCATCAATCAACAGGTAAATAATTACCTTCAGATGATGGACTTCTACATTAATTTTTCATTGGATAGTGAATTTACCGAGACGATTGAATCTCCGATTCATGAAGATTTCTCCTACGCATCCTTCAGTGAAGGTGAGAAGATGAGAATCGACTTGTCTCTACTTTTTACCTGGAGAGAAATATCTAGAGTCAAAAACTCTGTCAATACTAACCTGATGATTCTGGACGAGGTTTGTGATAGTAGTCTGGATGGAAGTGGGTCAGATGACTTCATGAAGATTATTAGATACCGACAACCAAATACAAATGTATTTGTCATTTCCCATAAGGATGGCATTGAAGATAATTTTGATCAAGTCATTCGATTTGAAAAGTTTAAAGGTTTCTCTAGAAAAGTGTAGTTAGATTACAAATATACAAATGTTAGTAAACTAACACAAAGTAGACTATATAATACAGTGATACGGAGATTATTATGAAAGACCTTTTATCACGGAACGAACTAGCATCTTGGCAATGGGACGAAAAAGCAACTAGTGAAGAAACACAAGATCAAGTCACAGATTATTTTCAATGCATTTCAGATTGTGAAATCATAGATAGTACAGCAAGGAGGTTCTGTAGACACATTCTTACCGAATAACCTTAATCAAACTTCAACAGGAGAAAACAACCAAGGTCCCCTTCACCTAATAAGTGGAGGGGATTGGTCTATGTGCCAATAATAGAACTGTACGACCCGTCCATTTTTTGGTCGGGTTTTGTTATATACTATGTCTATCGGAAACGAAATGACTATGGTCAACTACGAAATCAAATCACAACTTGCCAAACTTCTTGCAACTGAAGATCTTCTAGTTGAGAATCGTGATATTGAAACCGCACAGTTTGATGTTGAGAATAGAGTCCTAACTCTTCCTATGTGGAAGAGGGCTAGTGAGAGTGTCTATGATATGCTGGTGGGTCATGAAGTGGGTCATGCCCTTTATACACCTAATGAATGGGACTGGGAAGATCGTGTTCCTCAACAGTTTGTGAACGTAACTGAAGATGCTCGTATCGAGAAGTTGATGAAACGTCGATATCCTGGTCTGGCAAAGAGTTTCTATAAAGGTTATAAAGAACTCTCTGATCAAGATTTCTTTGAACTTGGAGACAAAGATCTGACCGAGATGAATCTTGCTGATCGTATCAATCTTTACTGTAAGATTGGTAACTTCATTAATGTACCTATTGATGATGGTGAAGAAAAAGATATTCTAGACATCGTAGGTAAAACAGAAACTTTTGATGAGGCAGTTCTTGCAGCAGAAGTTCTTTATAAGTATTGTATTGGTGAAATAAAAGAACAGGAGGCTGTTGCAAATATTCCCAATACTCAAAACAAAGAAGGTTCTGTTGATAATGAACCAGAGAAAGAAGAAACCTCTGGTGCTGAAATTCCAGAATCCACAGGTTCTACAGAAAGTTCTACAGAAGGTTCAAGTGTTGACCCCGTTGATAAAGAACCTCAAGTTGAAACCGACCAAGCATTTAATGAAGGAACTCAAGAACTCAATGGTCTAACTGGACAAAGTAGAAATCCTGAATACTATGAGGTTCCTGAAGTTGATGTAGAAAAACTTATCATCTCAAATACTATTTGTCATAATGAGATAACTGAACACTGGAAAAAACTTTCTACTGAAGAAACTTACTGGGACGAGTATTCAAAAATGTATCGTAAAATACCTCCAGTAAGTTTCAAGTATGTTGATAGTCAGTACAATAATTTCAAATCATCTACTCAAAAAGAAGTCAATTATCTTGTAAAAGAGTTTGAATGTAAGAAGTCTGCAGATGCATATTCACGTTCATTGACTGCAAAGACTGGTGTTCTGGATTGTACTAAACTTCATACCTACAAATACAATGAAGATTTGTTCAAGAAGATAAACGTACTACCTGATGGCAAGAACCATGGTCTTGTCTTTATTCTTGATTGGTCAGGTTCTATGGCCAATACAATGTTGTCTACATTGAAACAACTCTTTAATTTGATTTGGTTCTGTAAGAAGGTGAATATTCCATTCGACGTATATGCATTCACCAATAACTATATTAAAGACCGAGGTACCACGCATACACACAGAATTCCATGGGAAGAGATTAGTTATCAAGACGTAAAAGATAATCTGTTGGCAATTTCTCCTGACTTCAATCTTCTTCACTTCTTAACTAGTAACACAAGAAAGGCAGAACTTGATAAGCAGATGTTGTCTTTATATCGAATTGCACATTCATTTACTTTCAATGTGGGGTTTGAACCCCCACAGAACTTCTCCCTTTCAGGTACTCCATTGAATGAAGCACTTGTATGTCTTCATCAAATTATTCCTCAATTCAAAATGAAGAATAATGTACAAAAGGTCAACACGGTTATTCTGACTGACGGTGAAGCAAATCACTTACCGGTACTCAGAACTTGTGAATATTTGGGTGGTAAGATGTCTATTGCTCGAATGAGTCCTAGTGATTATATTCGTAACCGTAAGACTGGACATACTTATAGTGTTCCTGGTCAATACTATGAATTCACTGAACTACTATTGAAAAATCTAAAAGAAAGTTTCCCAGAGGTAAATCTTATTGGTATTCGTATCTCTTCCGGTTATGATTTCAAATCTTTCTTACGTCGATATATGGAAGTTAGTGATGAACTTATGAAAGTTATTCGTAAAGAAAAGTTCTATGAGATTAAGAACTCTGGTTATACTTCTTACTTTGGTATGTTGGATAGTGGTCTGATTAATGACACTGAGTTTGAAGTTGATGAAGGGGCATCTAAATCAAAAATCAAATCGGCATTTGCCAAAAATCTTAAGGCCAAGTCTCTAAATAGAAAAGTACTTAGTCAATTTGTTAACCTGATTTCCTGACCAGTTTGACAACTGTCCCAACCACCCACCACTACGGGTGGTTTTGGACTATATTAGCTTTGTTGACCACACCACATACATTATGGCACTAACCAAAGAATACGTCGTTACTTCTCTTCAATCACTGTATGGCGAAACTGTTACCTCTGGTGACCTTCGTGCCTGGTGTTCAATGAATGATTGTAACTACCAGACTGTAACTAAAAAACTTGATGAATATAAAGTTGGCCGCGGTAAGTGGAACCTTTCTGTTCAAGAAAAACTAGAACAAACCTACCAAAGTCCACCTACACTTCCTGCAGTAGAACAAAATCTCATCCCTGCAAAAGATGATACCTTTGTGAAGTTTGGTAATTTCACAGACATCAAGAAGATTATTCAGTCTCGTCTATTCTATCCATCATTCATCACGGGTCTTTCTGGTAATGGTAAAACCTTCTTGGTTGAACAGGCCTGTGCCCAACTCAAGAGAGAACTAATCCGTGTCAACATTACTATCGAGACTGACGAAGACGATCTTATTGGTGGCTTTCGTCTTGTTAATGGTGAAACTGTTTGGCATAACGGTCCAGTCATCGAGGCTCTGGAACGTGGAGCAGTGTTGCTTCTAGACGAAGTTGACCTGGCATCTAATAAAATCCTGTGTCTTCAATCTATTCTTGAAGGTAAAGGTGTTTTCCTGAAGAAGACTGGTAAATTTGTACAACCCAAGGAGGGTTTCAATGTTATTGCAACTGCAAATACTAAAGGTAAAGGCAGCGATGACGGTAGGTTTATTGGAACTAACGTTCTCAATGAGGCATTTCTAGAACGTTTCTGTATTACTCTTGAACAAGAGTATCCAACAGTTAAGACTGAACAAAAAATTCTAGAGGGTATTGCTTTAGAGCTTAGTATTGAAGACCGACAGTTCTGTAAGCATCTCTGTGACTGGGCTGACATCATTCGTAAGACGTTCTACGATGGTGGTATTGAAGATGTTATCTCTACCCGTCGTCTAGTACACATCGTTCGTGCATACAGTATCTTTAACGATAAGTCAAAAGCAATTCAAGTCTGTATCAACAGGTTTGATGAAGAAACCAAGTCTTCTTTCTTAGAACTCTATGATAAAGTCGATGTGAGTTTTGAGATTAAAGTTGACAACGAGGAGAATGATTGATAGAATGACTGCATGGAGTTTATTATATGACCACATGAATTCTCTACCTGAGGAGGGGTACGAATGGACCCCTCTACGTTCCTCCGATGATAAAATTAAATTGACTGAACCTGAACCAAATTTTAATGTTAGTAGTAGACCATGGAAGTATAACGAAGAAGAGATCGTAAAAGAACTTCTTGAGTATATTCGAGGGACCTATGGTCAACATTATGCTGCCAATGATGAGAACATTCAAACACTAGATTTCATTGAGGCGTCTCATGGTGATGGGGAACCATTTTCCCGAGATAACATTCTTAAGTACACTTCCCGTTATGATAAGAAGGGAACCCCGAAACGTGACATTATGAAGATTATGCATTATGCTGTTCTTCTAATGTTCTTTCACAGCAAAAACTCTCAAACTACAAGTAACTACGAAACATTTTAATTATGAAACTGTCTGAATCCACTGTTGGTCTTCTCAAGAACTTCTCTTCTATCAACCAATCTATCTTGTTCAAGCAAGGTAGTAAGTTGCGTTCAATCTCGGTAATGAAGAACATTCTAGTCGAGGCTAATGTTGCTGAAGAATTCCCTAAAGACTTTGGTATCTATGACCTGAACCAATTCTTGAATGGTTTGTCTCTTCACTCCTCTCCTGACCTTGACTTTGAAAGGGATCAGTATGTTGTCATCAAAGAAGGTAAGTCACGTTCAAAGTATTTCTTTGCAGACCCTTCTGTAATCGTTGCACCTCCTGAGAAAGAGATTACTCTTCCTTCTGAGGATGTATGTTTTGAACTGACCAGTCAACAACTTGAGAAACTCAAGAAGGCTGCATCAGTTTATCAACTCCCTGATGTATCTGCCATTGGTGAGAATGGTGTTATCAAACTTGTCTCTCGCGATAAGAAGAACGATACTTCCAATGACTTCTCTATCATTGTTGGAGAGACTGATACAGAATTTGTATTCAACTTCAAAGAAGAGAACCTGAAGATTATTCCTGGTAACTACAATGTAGTTGTATCTTCTAAACTGTTGTCTCGTTTCAGCAATCAGAACTACGATGTTCAGTATTACATCGCACTTGAACCTGACTCTACCTTTGGTTGATTATGACAGACTGGAAAGAACTATATGGCAATCTTCCTGACTCCGAGTTAGATAAGATTGCAGTTCTTCGTGTCATGGAATGTTCTAATGGAGTAATTCAATACGCATTCCGTGACGGTTTAGAACATGCATTACCAATCGAACAGACCAGGGAGGTTATGAAGTTTAGTATGTCATGTATTAAGAACATGGCCATACCTCTTAAGGAAGAGACTATTACCTTTTTACCAGAAACTCAAGAACTCATGTGTCAAGCAAGAGAGTTCTATGTCAATGGTGTGAAAAAAGGTAGTGATAAAGACTATGCTGAGTTTATGAGAATTTCTGAAGCCACTGCACAAGTATGTGGAATGGAAAGGATTGTAACAGCATTGAAACTCTTGGAAAAAGAAGTTGACGTTTTTCCTGAAGGCACACTAAACTGGGGTGTGCAATACTTGATGCAATTTTTTAGTAATGAATATCTTCGCGACTTCTTCGGATCCATGGCAGAGCGCCAGGGTTCTACCTGACAAGCACATCGTCAAGATGCCTCTAGAGACCTGTCAGATGCTCTCTATCGTCTGTTCAGACAAGTGGGGTCATGGGTTCGGTACCTTACCCAAGGCCGATGGAACCCCATACAGCACAGAGAAAGGTGCCTTCCGTAACCACCCCTGTACCATCTGGGCCAATGAGTTCGTAATGAACTGGCAGTGGTTACTACACCACGGTCTTGCCCTTTGTGATGAGTACACACAAAGGTATGGTAAAGTGCACACATGTTTCAATACCTTAAATGCTGCAAAGGAAATCCTACCAACAGGAGATCCTACTGGTAGGTCTGGTAAAGAAACAACTCCTTTCGTTCGTGCAATGCCTGAGGAGTTTAAGTTTGACGATAGTATCTCGACATTTGATGCTTACAAGATGTATATTGCATCTAAACCATGGGTCAAAGATAACTATATAAGACTTCCACATCGCAAACCTGATTGGATATGATAACCACACTGACTATAGATGACGATGGTGTTCTAACATTCACCGATGAAATCCTCCAAGAAACTGGATGGAAAGAAGGAGATATGTTAGAATTTATTGATAATGGTGATTCTTTTATTTTGAGGTTAGTTGATGAGTCGTAATGAATTTGTCTGGTGCGAATCCTACAGACCACAGACTATTGAAGATTGTATTCTCCCTGATGGGATCAAGAATACATTCAAACAATTTGTAGAGAAGGGTGAAGTCCCCAATCTACTTTTATCTGGACCACCTGGATGTGGTAAAACCACAGTAGCCAAAGCCCTTTGTTATGAATTAGGAGTAGATTATTATGTCATCAATGGATCCGATGAGGGACGATTCCTTGATACTGTCAGAAACAATGCGAAGAATTTCGCTTCGACCGTCTCGCTTTCGTCAAGTGCTAAACACAAAGTCATTATCATTGACGAGGCTGACAACACAACCCCAGATGTTCAACTCTGCTTACGGGCGTTTACTGAGGAGTTCATTGGTAATTGTAGATTCATCTTCACCTGTAACTACAAAAACAAAATCATCGCCCCCCTCCACTCCCGATGTGCAGTCATCGACTTTGCCATTAAGGGAAAAGAACGACAAGAACTTGCAGCCAAGTTTTTCAACCGTCTCAGGACTATACTTGAGAAGGAGAGTGTGGAATATGATCCAAAAGTACTCGTCGAACTAATTCAGAAACACTTCCCTGATTGGAGACGTGTACTTAATGAACTTCAACGATACTCTGTCAGTGGTAAGATTGATACCGGTATTCTTGCAGCATTTAGTAATGTCAAAACAGATGATTTGTTCCAGAGTCTCAAGACTAAAGACTTCTCTAAAGTCCGAAAGTGGGTCGTTGATAATCTGGACAATGATCCTAGTGTACTTATTCGTAGTATTTACGATGCTGTATATACACACTTGGAAGGTTCTGGGATTGCTGCTGCTGTCCTCATTATTGCTAAGTATCAGTATCAGAGTGGATTTGTTGCGGACCAGGAAATAAATATGTTGGCTTGTCTCACAGAGATTATGGTAGAATGCCAGTTTAGGTAGGGCCAACCTCCCTATTTGTCAAGGGGCACTCCACCAAAAGGTAAAATAGTAAAAATTTTAAAGGATGATTAAATTATGAACGTTAAAGTATTCCGTATGTCTTCTGGTGAAGATGTAGTTGCAGAGGTTCTTGAAGATAATGAACTAAGTATTGTTGTTATGAATGCAATTGTTGCATTTAACCAAGGTGATGGACAACTTGGTTTTGCTCCTTATGCTCCTCTTCTGAAACGAACTGAGAAGGAACTGGAGATTGATAAGAATTGGATTGTCTACATTGCTAATGTAAATGACGAACTAGTTGAAAAATATGAGGAGATGTTCTCTCCTATCAAAACCCCAAGTTCAAAATTGATTCTCTGATATATGACTACTGAATTGAAGGATTGGTTGAACTCAATCAACTTTACCAAAGAGAATCTTATTGAAGAAGATTCAACTCTTGTTAAAGAATATCCCCCCTTTATTATTAACAAGTGTCTATCAGGTCACTTAGATTGTGTCTTGTTTGCTAATGAGATGAATAAGTATCATTTCTTAGATAAAGATATGCAATATAATTTTTATCTAAATATATTGAGAAAGAGGAAGAGATTCTCTCCTTGGCTTAGAAAGGAAAAAGTATCGGATTTAGAGTTTGTTAAACAATACTATGGTTATAGTAATGAGAAAGCATCTCAGGTACTGAAAATACTATCTAATGAACAAATTGAATTTATCAAACAACGACTTGACACTGGTGGAAAAAAATGAATCAGACTGCTGAACCTCAGGTAGATTGGTCTCAGGACCAAATGATTGAGATCCGATTGAATGAACCCGATGACTTTCTTAAAGTCCGAGAAACCCTGACTCGTATTGGTGTTGCTTCTAGAAAAGAAAAGAAGTTATATCAGTCTTGTCATATTCTTCACAAACAGGGTAAGTATTTTATCGTTCACTTCAAAGAGTTGTTTGCTCTAGATGGTAAATACGCTAATCTTACTATTAATGATGTTCAGCGTAGGAATCGTATTACTAAGCTTCTTGCTGATTGGGGACTCATTACGATAGTCAAAGAAGATTCAACTGCTGATATTGCACCATTAAATCAAATTAAAGTTCTGTCATATAAAGACAAACAGGATTGGGTGTTGGAACAAAAATATAATATTGGTAAGAGAGGTAAAACCGAAGAGGGAGAATAAGTATAAATAACGATTCAAGTTAGGTGTTGTAAACCCTACATAACACTTGACAAAAATGGGAATGCCTGATACTATATAATATGGATGCCGAAAGGGTCCACACAACACAAACTCGCTTTAATAAGGAGCTTAAAATGACCAATCTAACGAAGTATAATGTTGCCGATTTGGATCAGCTGATGCATCAGATTACCAGAAATTCTATTGGTATGGATGATTACATCACTAGAATTTTCAATGCATCTACTCAAAACTATCCTCCATACAATGTAGTTCAGGTAAATAGTACTGAAACGCGTTTAGAAATCGCACTAGCAGGATTCAAAAGGGAAGAAGTAAATGCTTACACCGAGTATGGAAAACTTTTTATCAGGGGGGAAAAAGAGGCATCTGACGAGACAGGGAAGTTTATCCACAAGGGTCTGGCTCGAAGAAACTTTGAGCGATCCTGGACCCTCGCTGAAGATACAGAAGTCTCCAACGTCGTATTTGAAGACGGACTTCTATCAGTAACCCTTACAAAGGTTGTTCCAGAACATCATCAACGTAAAGAGTATCTCTAAATAATAGAGGGCTACCTTGTAAATATCGTCGTCGCAGAGGGGTAACTGTCCACTAGCAGTTGACACCCCTCTTTTTTATTGGTATAATTAAATTAGGCAAATTATAGGAAAAATGACTGTAAAACTTTTACTCCTGAAATCTGGCGAGGATATTGTCGCAGATGTTCAGGAGATGGTTCTTGAAGAAAAGGTGGTTGGTTACTATCTCAAGTATCCTTGTAAGGCACAACTTGTTGCTGACATGAGTCAGGTAGAAGGTAAAACCCAAGTGCCATCTAAAATTCAACTTCAACCATGGATTCCATTGAGTTCTGATAAAGTAATTCCTGTGGTTTCTGACTGGGTAATTACGATTACTGAACCAGTAAATCAATTAAGAAAAATGTACCAAGACGGAGTAGACCAGTATGAAGCTAGACAATCTGAAAGTGCTAGTTCTGATGAACCAACAGATTCTGTTAGCACAGATTGAAGAAGTAACATGTGAACTTGGTGAACCTGATTGTAAAATGACGGAACCATTCATTTTAAGTGACGACTTGACCCTGACATTACAACCTTGGTTAATCAACATCACAACTGAAAATACATTTATGATTCACTCAGACAAAATCTTGACGATTACCGAACCCAATAGTAAACTGAAGGACAAGTACGAGAGCCTGGTGAAGGAATGAGGGTGCCTATTATATCAAACTTCGCGATAAAAGTCAAGCCCCTCGAAGGGCCCTTCTAGCCTTACTGTTAGGGCCCTTATCGCCCTTCATCCAGGAGTAATCCTGCCCCTTGCGCTTACCTTCTGCGTATGCTCTTTTTAGAGACTCGCTTCTTTTGCGATTGCTTTCAGCAGAATGGATATTCGTTTTACCTTTTCGGTGAGACGGTTTGCCCTTTTTAGCAGCAGACATTTTCCTTTTAGTTTCTTCAGTATGACTGAAACCAGTGATTCCCTGTCCTCCTTTATCGCAGTTGTATCCCTCTTTGTAAGTGTTGTATAACTCGATATAATGCTGCTCTCTTTCGTCTAAAAGGTCAGTCTCTTCAAGTGTGACGATTTTGAAAGTGTCCCTTGAATACTTTCGCAGAGCGTGGTATAATGGAGTCTCTACTCCCTTCTTTGCCTGTTGAAAGTGCTGATACACTCTTTGTGAAAGGCGTTGTTTAGTCTGCCCTACATATTTCTTTTGATTAAGAGTATTTTCAATCAAATAGATATAACCCATACTATTTCTCCCCTTTTATTATTTATGTCACTTAAGTTTTACACGAACATTCAATTGGTTGGAAATAATGTTCTCGTCCGTGGTTATGAAAATGGTAAGAGTGTTATGTTCAAAGATGAGTTTCAACCAACTCTCTTTGTTAACTCCAACCGAGAGTCAAAGTATAAAACTCTAGAAGGAGATAATCTAGAACCTATTGTTCCAGGTTCTATTCGTGATTGTAGAGAGTTCTACAAAAAGTACGAAGGTGTAGATAATTTCAAGATCTATGGTAATGATAGATATGCATTCCAGTATATCTCTGAAAAGTATCCAGAAGATGAGATCAAGTTTGATATCAGTAAAATTAATCTCATAACAATTGATATTGAGGTTAAGTCTGAAGAAGGATTCCCTGATCCAGATTCTTGTTCTGAAGAGATGTTGACCATCTCTGTTCAGGATTACACAACAAAAAGAATTACAACCTGGGGTAGAAAGCCATATACTCCATCCCAGAATAATGTAACTTATTATCACTATGAGAATGAGATTGACATGCTCAACTCATTCATTGCATGGTGGAATCGAAACCCACCAGAGATTGTAACTGGGTGGAACGTAAAACTGTATGATATTCCATATCTTTGTGGAAGAATCGATCGTATAATGGGTCTCAAGAAGTTGAAACTTCTTTCTCCTTGGGGTATCGTAAGTCAAGAATCTGTCTTTATCAAAGGTAGAGAGTTTAATACTTTCGATATTGCTGGAGTCACTACCCTAGATTATCTTGAACTGTATAAGAAGTTTACTTATAAGGCTCAGGAATCATATCGACTTGACTATATTGCAGAGGTAGAACTCGGTCAGAAAAAGTTGGACCACTCGGAGTTTGATACCTTTAAAGACTTCTACACAGGTAACTGGAAGAAGTTTGTAGACTATAACATCGTTGACGTGGAACTTGTTGACCGTATGGAAGACAAGATGAAACTGATTGAGTTGGCATTGACCATGGCATATGACGCCAAGGTGAACTATGTTGATGTGATGTTTCAAGTTCGTATGTGGGATACTATCATCTATAACTATCTCAAGAAGAGGGATATTGTTGTACCTCCTAGAGATAGAAGTGAGAAGGAGAAGAGGTACGAAGGTGCATATGTTAAGGAACCGATTCCGGGAAAGTATGATTATGTTGTAAGTTTCGATTTAAATTCTCTTTATCCACATTTAATTATGCAATATTCAATTTCACCAGAAACACTTGTTGAAAAGCACGAACTTAATAATCGTATTGCAGAATTGGAGAAAATGTTGTAGAATATCCACATCTTATAAATAATAATGTGTGGATACAATAAAATAAATGCAACCAAAATTCAACATAACTAAAGAACAACTACATCAACTTTATATTCTTGAAAATAAAAGTCGTAAAGAGTGTGCTGATTTTTTTGGATGCTCTGATCCTCTTATTAAACAAAAAATAAAAAAATATGGACTCCAAAAACCTAAACATTTGGAGAATAAAAATAAAGAAAGAAAGGAAACTCTTTATTGTGAAAATTGTGGTTCTCCATTTATTGTAAGCAGATTTAGAGCAATAAGTGAAAAATGGAAACTTCGTTTTTGTTCTCATTCTTGCTCTACTAAATTTAGATATTTGGGTAAAGAGCATAAGAGGGCAGTTTTAAACTCTATTGCTGCTCACAGAAGATGTAGGATAAGAGATGCTTTTGATGAAACTGCAAATCAACAAAAAATAAATAAGATTTATTGTGAAGCAAAACGATTAACAGAAGAAACTGGTATTCCTCACGAAGTGGACCACATAATTCCAATTTCAAAAGGAGGAAAGCATCACGAAGACAACTTGCAGATTATTACTATGAGTGAAAACCGCAAAAAGCATACTAAAATTATGGAGAATTGAAATGTGGAAAGATGTTCGTAAAATGTCCCGTGAGGAAATTGTAGAAGAACTTGAGGCACTTAAACAGGTAAGAGAACTTTCTAGTCAAGTGAATGTAGATAAACTTCTTAATCAAGAACTAGATTTAGAACCTTTGAAAAAAACTAATCTTACTATAACAGCAAACGGGGCACTCTATCATAGGGTGAAAGGTATGCTTCCAGAGTTAATGGATAAGATGTATAAGGAAAGAACAATCTTCAAAAAGAAAATGATTGTTGCTAAACAAGAATACGAAAAAAAACCATCTAAAACTCTAGAAAAAGAGATATCAAGATGTGATAACTTCCAGATGGCTCGTAAGATTGCATTGAACTCTTGCTATGGTGCTATTGGTAACCAATACTTCCGTTTCTTCAAACTTGCTAATGCAGAAGCCATTACACTTTCAGGACAAACTTCTATTCGATGGATTGAGAATAAAGTAAACGGGTATCTAAATAACCTATTGCAAACTCAAGACACCGATTATGTCATTGCATCTGACACTGACTCAATCTATATTAATTTTGGACCTATTGTTGATAAATTTCTTTATAGTAAGTCTGATAATAAGGTTGAGGTTGTGTCCATACTTAATAAGATCTGCGAAGAGAAGTTGGAACCTTTTATTGAGGAGTCTTACCAGGAACTTGCGACGTATGTAAACGCATATGATCAGAAGATGCAGATGAAACGGGAGAATATTGCAGACCGTGGAATCTGGACAGCAAAGAAGAGATATATTCTTAACGTATGGGATAGTGAAGGTGTCCGATATTCAGAACCTAAACTGAAGATTATGGGTATTGAGGCAGTCAAGTCATCTACACCTGCACCTTGTCGTAAGATGATTAAGGATGCTCTTAAGTTGATGATGAATGGAACTGAAGACGAGGTAATTGAGTTTATTGAAGACTCTCGAAAGAAGTTTAATAACATGCGACCAGAAGATATCGCATTCCCTCGTTCAGTGTCTGATGTGAAGAAACATAGGAATCATTCAACTATCTACGGTAAGGGTTCTCCTATTCATGTTCGTGGGGCACTTCTATATAATCATTATATTAAAGAGAAAGGTCTGACAAATAAGTATTCTTATATCAATAATGGTGAGAAGATTAAATTCATCTACCTTAAGACCCCAAACATTATTAGAGAAAATGTAATCTCGTTCATTTCAGATTTCCCTAGTGAGATTGGTCTTGACAGATACATTGACTATGACCTACAATTCAGCAAAGCATTCCTAGAGCCACTCAAGACTATTCTTGATGCTATTGGATGGCATGTTGAGAAAACTGTAAACCTTGATTCGTTTTTTGCCTGATGGACTTCCTACGCGATATTGTAAAAGAGATTGGAGATGAATACACACAACTTGCCTCAGACATCGAAGACTCAGAAACCTATGTGGACACGGGTTCTTACGTTCTTAATTCACTGGTCTCAGGTTCTATATTTGGGGGTGTTTCTGGGAATAAGATTACTGCCATTGCTGGTGAGTCTTCTACTGGGAAGACTTTCTTTAGTCTCGCTGTGGTTAAGAATTACATGGATAGTAATCCTGACGGTTATTGTCTGTACTTTGACACTGAGGCAGCAGTTAACAAATCTCTTCTTGCAAGTCGTGGCATTGACTTAGAACGATTGGTCGTTGTGAATGTCGTAACAATTGAACAGTTTAGACAGAAGGCACTTCAGGCTGTTGATATATATTTAAAAACACCAGAAGATCAACGTAAACCTTGTATGTTTGTGTTAGACTCTCTGGGTATGCTTTCTACAGAGAAAGAAATTAGAGATGCCCTTGATGATAAACAAGTTCGAGACATGACTAAATCTCAACTTGTCAAGGGTGCATTCAGGATGTTAACTTTGAAACTTGGTCAAGCAAACATTCCAATGATTGTTACCAATCATACCTACGATGTCATTGGCTCTTACGTTCCTACAAAGGAAATGGGTGGGGGTTGTTTAGTTGCGGGAACTAAGATACAAACAGAAAATGGTTCTATTCCTATTGAATCTATTCAAGTTGGTGACAAAGTGAGAACTATGTTTGGTTATTCATCAGTTACTGACACTTTCCATTTCACCGATAAAGATGTTTATGAATTGGAATTGGAAGATGGAGAAACTATTAGATGTTCTGGCGAACATAAGTTTTTAGTAGATACTGGAGATGGTTATGAATGGAAATCCGTTACTGAGTTATTACCTTCAGATACTATCAAATCTATGTGAAAGTTGGTTCTGGACTAAATAATAATAATTGAGTCCAGAACCTTGTTTTTATCCAATAAGTATACTGATTGTTATTTCCGTATTATTAATAAGGCAAATCTTAGGAAACTTCCTCAAATTACTGAATGTCATCATATTATACCTAAATCATTAGGTGGAGGAGAAGAACCAGAAAACAAAGTATATCTAACACCAAGAGAACATTTTGTCTGTCATCATCTTCTTCTGAAGATGTTAGAGGGAAAATCAAAACAGAAAATGTGTTATGCTTTTTATAGAATGAACTCCAGTAATAATGGAGTTAGGTGTGAAAATCTCAATTCTTATGATAGAATAAGAGAACACTACTCTCATCTCACTTCTGGAGTAAATAACCCATTTTATGGGAAGGGGCATTTTGGATATTCTAACCCAATGTCCAAACCTGAGGTTCGGGAGAAACATAAACAAATAGTTTCTTCACCTGAACATAGAAAGATGATGAGTGATAAAATGTCTGGTGAAAATAATCCATTTTACGGAAGAACTCATTCAGATGAAACCAAGAAACATCTTTCTGAGTTGGCGTCTCAGAGAACAGGTGAAAACTCTCCCCGTTATGGGAAGAAACACAGACGAGTTGTTTGTGAACACTGCCAAAAAGAAATTACTTACCCAATGTATAAGAGGTGGCATGGAACGAATTGTAAAGTCTATCAAGAAAATAAAGACTGAGGATGTTTATGACATCACAGTTGAAGGAGAACATCATTATATTCTTGGTAATGGTGTCGTGTCTCACAATTCTGGTCTCAAGTACGCTGCTAGCACTATCATCTATCTCAGTAAGAAGAAAGAAAAGGATGGAACGGAAATCGTTGGAAACCTTATCAAGGCAAAGACTGCTAAGTCGCGTTTAAGCAAGGAGAATAAAGATGTCACTATTCGTTTATTTTATGATCATAGGGGTCTTGATCGGTACTATGGTTTACTTGAGTTAGGAGAACTTGGTGGACTATGGAAGAATGTTGCCGGACGTTATGAGATGGACGGTAAGAAAGTCTATGCCAAGGCAATCCTGAAAGACCCCGAACAATACTTCACTCCTGAAGTGATGGAAAAACTGGATGAGATTGCTAAGGAAGAATTTAGTTATGGTTCATGAGATTTAATACTGAATTGAAATGAAACATTACTATATCTACATGATTAAATTTGAGGATGGAAGATTTTATATTGGAAGTCGTCAATCAAAAGTTCCTGCAAATGAAGATGTAAAGTATTGGGGTTCTCCTGTAACATATAAACATTTGTGGGAAGATACCTCTTTATCTAAAACTAAACATATATTAAAGGTATGTGATAGTTTTGAGGAAATGAGAGATATGGAATCGGAATTTATCAAAGATGCCTGGAAAAAATATGCCGATCTTTGTTTAAACAGAGTATCCACTCCAATCTTTCATCCTGATATTTCTAAAGCAGCAGCATCTCTTGGTGGGAAGAAAGCACTTGAAATGGGTGTTGGTATTCATGCTCTTACGCATGAACAACTTTCGGAACATGCAAAACAAAAGTTTATAAAAAATCCAAAATTAATTGAAGTAGCAAAAGAAACAGGTAAAAAATGTGCTGAACTTGAATTAGGTATTCACGCAGAATCATTTAAACCAAGAAGAAGTGAGATTAGTAAAAAAACTGGATTAAAGTTAAAAGAGGAGGGAAAGGGTATTTTTGGACTTACATCAGAAGAAAGAAGTAAATATTGTAGTATGGGAGCCAAAAAACTGGGAGACTTAAATGTAGAACTTGGTAGAGGAATTTGTAATCCTGATTTGCAAAAACACCGTAAAGAGTGGTGTTCTATTGGAGGAAAAACATCTCATAAAAAATTTAAGTTCGTATCTCCAGAAGGTAAAGTTTATGAGGGAACAAATTATACTCAGTGGTGTAGAGACATGGGATTTTCACCACATGGATTTTGTGCTCTAATTAATAATAGACAAAAAACTACAAATGGTGGATGGACTTTGGAAGAATGTCACAGGTCGATATGAAATTGACGGAAAGAAAGTCTATGCTAAGGCAATCTACAAAGACCCAGAAACATATTTCACCCCAGAGGTGATGGAACAATTAGATCAAATCGCACGGAGAGAGTTTAGTTATGGAGAAGGTTGAATTTCTTGTACTTAAGAATCTATTACATAATGAAGACTTCTTAAGAAAATGTAGTCCCTTTATCAAACCAGATTACTTCCAAGATACTAATCAACGTATTGTATTTGAGGAGATAACTGACTTCGTAAATCAGTATAATGATGTTCCAACTCAAGAGATTCTTTCTATTGAGATTGAGAAGAGAAGTGACATCAATGAGTCTAACTTCAAGGAGGTTACTCAACTCATCAGTTGTTTAGAAAACGAACCAACCGACCATGAATGGTTGTTAAATACCACTGAAAAGTGGTGTAGAGAACGTGCCATCTACTTGGCACTTATGGAATCGATTCAGATTGCAGACGGTCAGGACAATAAGAAGGCTCCTGACGCAATTCCATCTATTCTTTCTGATGCACTTGCTGTAAGTTTTGATAATCATGTAGGACATGATTATTTTTTAGACTACGAAGAGAGGTATGAGTCTTACCACAGAAAAGAGAATAGAATTCCATTCGACTTGGACTTCTTTAACAAGATTACAAAAGGTGGTCTACCTAATAAGACACTCAACATCGCTCTTGCTGGGACTGGTGTCGGCAAGTCTTTGTTTATGTGTCATATGGCTTCTTCTGTTCTTCTTACTGGTAAGAACGTATTGTATATTACTATGGAGATGGCTGAGGAGAAAATTGCTGAAAGAATCGACGCCAACCTTTTGAATGTAAATATTCAAGAAATAGGTGAACTTCCTAAACAGACTTTTGAGAAGAAGGTAACAAACCTCGCACAGAAGACTCAAGGAACTCTTATCATCAAAGAATATCCAACTGCAAGTGCACATAGTGGACACTTTACCGCCCTTCTCAATGAACTTGCTCTTAAGAAATCATTTCGACCTGACATTATTTTCATTGATTACCTTAATATTTGTGCTTCCTCTAGGTATAGGGGAGGCAGCAATGTCAATTCATATACGGTTATTAAGTCTATTGCTGAAGAACTTAGAGGATTGGCTTGTGAAGCAAACGTCCCTATCGTTTCTGCCACGCAGACCACTCGTTCTGGTTATGGTAGCTCTGACGTTGAGCTTACTGACACTAGTGAGTCCTTTGGTCTCCCTGCTACTGCTGATCTTATGTTTGCCCTTATTTCGACTGAAGAGCTCGAATCCTTGGGACAGATACTT